GGGGTGAAGTCATCCTGAACCCGAGATACGTTGCGGGTAATCTTCTGAGCAATAAGCCTGGGCTGCACCTGTTCGGCAAAGGCAGCACAAGCTAGGGCAGTAGCAATCACCCTATCATCCTTGTTGCGCCCTGAAGCCTCAATGGAGCTGCCATCACGAATGGTGGTTTTCATCTCCTCAATGGTATCCATATCCCAAATATCGAGCATCCCACGTTCAAAGTAGTCCTTCATGTAGGTTAGCATCCTCTCCTTGGTAGCAGAGGTAGTCATCCAGCCAATGGAGTTTGATAGTCCACCAATGGTGTCATTACGCCTCCAGATGTAGTTTTGCATATTGCCGTACACATCCATCAGCTCTTTACCAAGCGCAGTTCCCATGTTGGCAGCCTGGCGCTTGAGATTACGTAGCTCATTGATGACCGCTTGACCTGGACCATTGATCTCCAGGTTTAAGGTAGAGTTCTTATACGCACCCGCCAAGTGAGCAATCACCCAAGCGAATTGGTAGGTATTCATCTCACTAGTAGCAAATGATGCAACTTGCTCCAAGCCATCGGCATATACCCGCAACACCTGAATACAAAACCGATCAGCCCAATCGCTACTTCCATAAGCAGGATCAGCACCAATAACGTAGTAAGCAGTATCCACAGGTTCTTCCCAAATTTTGAGCGTGGCAAGACGTTCTGTAGATTTAAGCACTTCCGTATCTTGGAAGTTAACGCCAAAAGAGTATCGGTAGGAATCATAGGTTTTCTTCTTAAGTTTTTTAACGGCATCTGTACAACGGGCATTAGAAAAGAAAGAAGTCCCCGTCATCACAAAGGCGTAGTCCTCAGTAGGCGGAAACTCTTGGTACATCAAGGAATCGTCTTTAATGCCCTCATAGAGCTTCCAGCGCCACCAAGCAATCTGACGGGAATTGATCTCTACGTTATAGAGCTTCTTGATGTCACGCACCCATTCCTTTTCCTCGCCTGTGAGCTTGCCATCCCAATAGACTTTGTAGGTTTGTCCTTCAGGATCTAGGGAGTAAAGCTCATTGCGCCACCAGCCACAAAAGATAGCCCGTTGGGTTCTCGCCCGTTTTGCAGTGGTGTACATATCGTGAAACATATTAAAGCCACGTGCCGTACTCTCAAAGGTGTACAGACGATCTGGATTGGTTTCCGCCAAGGAAGCTAGCAAGGAGGCTAGTCCTTCCTCATCTCCCCAGCTAGAGGTTTCTGTTCCATGTAGGTATGTAATAGCCTTGCCACGACCCAGACTTCCTTTGGCTCTAAGCCCAGCGACTTGATAAAAGAGGCGGCTGCGGTTCTTGAGGGAAAGCTGATTTCGGTTGTGAGCAAGCATCGGGATTTTGTACTCTTTGGGCAAACCATCCATATACATGGCAAGGGTTGTTCGGAACATATCCCTGTTTTCTTCCGTATCCGTTGTAAGTGTTCCCTGAAGCCCTGGGTGCATGAAGTGCCAATAGAGATCGAGTGCGAGTGAAATAGTGGTGATTCCAAGTTGCCTTCCTTTCAAGATTACAAAGAAATGGCAACCATCCGCCAATCCCTTGTTAATTTCCTCCATGACATAGGTTTGAGAACCTAGGAGGTTGTCCATTTTCCGTAAGCCTTGCTCTTTGGTTTCAATCTTGAGCTGCCTACAAAAGTGATAAAAATGCTGAAGATTAAATTTGCTCACTGGTGCTTTCCTAGTTTTTTTAATTCAAAGTTTGGTATATCCCAGTAGGCTACCTTGAGCCTAGCGCTGTGGTTCTTTGCTAGGTCAATTAGGCTTGCATAGGTCATTGGACTAAACCGTTCTTTCCATTCAGAAGCTAGTGCTATCTTTTGTTTTTTGGTTCTGCAAGAGAGCGCCCTCATCATCTCAGTCTTATATAAGAGTCGTTCTTTGGTTAAGCGCTCTTGGTCATCAGTGCTTTGAATCTCCATCTTCTGGACCATCCAATAAGGATTTTAAGTAAGCTATTCCGCTCTCGGCTTGCAATAGCAATTCAGAGGACTTGGCATGAACCCTCATCAGCTCATGGAAGATCGCATCCTTTTCCATTGCCCAGATCCGTTGCATATACATCTTTTTAGCATCATCATTGGCTTTCTCAATGTATTGAGCTACTGAAATCACACCGTTATCGTTCATTTTGTTCTCCATACTCTGACCCCTTCATTCTCTTTTCTAGCAATAAACTTCTTACCCAGTTGTTTGCCAGTCCTGTAGTTGGCATTGCAAACAATCTGGATCTTCCCCGTTGGCACAAAGAACGATTCGCCGATCTCCATATCCTTATATGGGTACACATTGCGCTTTTTCTCAGGGGGGATGGGGATATTTTTTTGTATATTGATACTAACCATATTCGTATTCTCCTCTGTTAACTGTGATGATAATACACGAAAGAGGAAAACATGAATTTTTTTTGGGGTGGACTGCGAGAGGGGTGCGCACCTCACCGACCTCAGACCCATCTCAAGGTGTCAGACGTTTGTTTGCTATTCGTTATGCGCTCAGAATCCCATTTAAACCCTTATCTATACGTATATAAGAGCTAGATCTAATGATTGTGACCCCTGCCCCTATATATTTTAGATTCTGTAAAGGCGGGTGAGTAGATTACCCCTCGTTAGTTCAGATGTACCAGGTACTTAACTATAAGACTATCTACTAAGTACCTATACAGTATATGAGAAATAGACTATAGATCCTATATAGACTATAGAAGATACTATATAGATTATATATAACTATAGATCATATGCGAGAAAACAACAATAAATAAATTATATTGATCTACTTAATCAATCTATGCTTATAATCATACTTAGCAGTACACCTAACTAACTGGAGGATCTTATGAATAACACTCAACTAAGAAAATTGTCTTTTTACGCTAAAGAAGATGCAATGCAATTTGCTAGCTTGCTGGAGGTAGGCACTCATGCTTGCAAGGATGAGATGCGCTTTACAGTTGTAGCTTGTGATCTTGCTTATAGAGTTGTAAAAGAGCGCTATTTTAAGCGCTTAGGATATTGGAAATCAGTTTAAACCGTAACACCTAAAACCTAACTAGGAGCATTAAAAATGACAACACAATCAACCCGTATCAGCGTATATGACAGCGTGACTAATAAAATCATCGCTCAACTGGAGAGCGGGATCGCTCCCTGGGTTAAGCCCTGGAAATCAGGACAAGCTGGAGGCGCTGATCGCAATATCATCTCTAAAAAAGAGTATTCAGGCGTTAACCGCTTGATCCTAGGAATGTCAGGTTACTCATCACCTATTTGGGGATCATTCAAGCAATGGCAGGAAATGGGAGGCAATGTCAAAAAAGGTGAAAAGGGTACTCAGGTTGTTTTCTACTCTCAGATCACCAAGAGCGAGATTAAACCAACTGATCCTAACCCTGAGAACTCTACCTATGCTTTGCTTAAGTCTTACTACGTTTTCAATATTGACCAGGTAGAGGGTTTAGAGATTGAGAAACCAGCACCAGTCATTACTGAATTTAATCCAGTACCAGCTCTTGATGATCGCATTGCTAAGACTGGCGCTCAAATCTCGCATGGGGGTGGCAGAGCGTTTTATAGACCATCTACTGATTCCATCACCTTACCTGAGAAATCCTCTTTTCTCTCTGAATCACACTACTATGCCACTGTATTGCATGAGTTAACTCACTGGTCAGGCGCTAAACATCGCTTAGACCGTACTAAGGGTAAGCGGTTTGCTGATACCGCTTATGCTTTCGAGGAGCTAGTAGCGGAAATGGGAGCTGCTTTTTTATGCGCTGATTATGGTATTGAAGGGGAGCTACAGCACGCTGATTACATTGGTAATTGGTTGACCTGCCTAAAAAATGATAACAAGGCAATTTTTAACGCTTCAGCACTTGCTCAAAAAGCAGCCGATTACATCAACGGTTTAGATGCTATCAGCAACCAGGCAGCAGCATAACAGTGCCGTCTTATAGATCCTTGATACCAGGGATCTATAGGGCTTGCATTGTGCAGCCATTACCTAACTATTGGAGGATTTATGGATCAATTAAGATCGGATATAAAACTATCAACTGGCAGAATAGTAAAACATACCAGGCAGGAAAATGGATCGCAACTTGCAACACCTACACCAGGGTGTTATGAGATGACTAACCAGGAATGGATAGAGTATTGCAGGATCATAAATGGGGGATATATTCCACGATACCCCATGCAAGGGGAGGATCTAACAGCATGAGCGCAAGGGATAAATATAGCGCTTACTGTTACTTATGTGCTAAACAGGGTTTAGTAGCGCTCTCGTTTAACGCCTGGATGTCAGTAAACAAGGCAGGATCACTATTCTAGGCGTTTTTAATAGGTGAGTGGTACTTAGGTATCACTTGCCTATTTTAATCGTCTTATATCGCTTTTAAATCGTTTTCAAAATTTGGAGTTAATTATGAGAAATATTGATATTTACAAAAAAGAGCGCTTGATTTTCATTAATAAGAAATATTCCCTCGTGCGTGTGCAGGGGTTACTTACCAGGGATCAGTTAATTGATTGTTTGTCAGTGGTTGGTGGTTTGCTGCTCGTGGTCATTCTGTTATCAGTATGAAAACCCCAAGAGCTAAGCACCTAACCCGCTTTAGGCGGGGATCTCAAAAAAGAGAGTGGTTATCGTTTATCGATTGCTGCTTAACTAAAGAGGTGCTTTCCTGTAAAGGTCCTCCAGATGGTAGCCAGCTCGTTTATCCCTATCCATCACCACAATGTTTAGGAGGGCTGGGTAATAGCCCCGTAGTAATTCGTTTTAATCGTGATTTTGGTGGTGTTGGTCTTATGCGTTATGAGAACCCAAGTCATAACAGACCCAAAACCACGACTAAAACAAACTTAGTCGCATTTAACCACAGTTTTTAAAAAGGAGCAACACATGAGTAAAGCAGACGATGATGCAGCAAAGTGGATGGAGATGAACTCTAGGGTTCAGTATCGCAATTTAATCAAGGCAAAGGAGCTGGGAGATCTGTATTACATCAACTCTAATGGTGATGTAGTGATCCATGATCCTAGTAAACCAATAGAGGAAAATACAACACTTAATAAATAAATTGCAATAATCGTAGTAATGCAGTAATGTTCTAACTGTAGTACCTAAACCCTAACTATTTAATTGGAGCTGTAATATGAACCTATGTAAGGATTGCCAGCACTATCAAGAGGTGACTGGATACTGTCTAAGGACAGCACACACTGACCCTGTAACGGGTGACCCTAAGTATTTCTATGCAAGGATTGAGCGAGAGTATCAGGTAGCTAATGGCTGCGGGATGCTAGGTCAGTTCTTTACCCTGATCCGAAAACCACTCTATACATTTGAAGGTATAGATGATTTGGATGATTTGTCCAAAATCCCATTTGGAAGATAACCTAACTAAAGGAGTTAATCATGGCTACACGTGGCAGACCTAAAGGCAGTACCAATAAGAAGCACCCTGACTTTCCAATTAAAGGCA